CTCGGTCTCACCAAGGAGCAGTACGAGGCCCTGATTGTGGCGGTGCTTGTTGCTCTGGTCTTCTATCCCGAGGTTCAGGCGAAGCTTGCTGCTTACGTCCCCAATTTCATGTCAAAGGATGGATCTAGGAGCATGGTAGGTCTCGCTACCAGCGGTCTGATTGTGGCTGCTGGTTTCTATCTTGGGCGTCGTTACCTCGTCAAGTAATTAAAGAAATAAATTGAATAATAAATACCTCTCTGTTAGCTCAGTAGGTAGTAGCGCAAGACTGTTAATCTTGAGGTCGTCGGTTCGAGCCCGACACAGAGAGAAATTACTTTTTCACAATTGTTTTATCAATAATTTTGAAGAAGAAACCACCTGATGCCAGGATGATAGGGATGGGTCCAAACATAAAGACGGTAGGAGCAACCGCGAGTGCCACCTTCATCTTCTGAACTAAAGAAAGTTCCTCCATATATAGTAATGTACGGATATTCTGTCTGGCTCGTGCCATTGAATCGTCGTCTACTGACCAAGGTCTACAAGTTCAGACATATCCCTCATATCACGATATCGACCAACCATGAAGACCTCCCAGATCCCATCAATCTCGGTAAACTTTATGACATAGTGGATTTCAAGCCCTATGGTATTATTGGAAAGCAGTACGCATTTGACCCCTTACACGCGACTGGATGGGAGTGTACGGTCGAAGATCTTTTTATTCAGCACACACCTCACATGAGTCATGTATATTCATTTTATCCACATGAAAAGGTATTGCCGGTCTATCCCACGCCACAAAGATTGATCGCCGAGGTCTGTGTCGCCGATACGAGATCATCCAATTGGGAGGAATGGAAGATAATTAAAGAAAAACTTCCAAGATAAAGTACAATGGCTTTTTTACCTTTTCTTAGGCACGGCGATCTTTACGATCTTCTGGACACGACGTCCAAGGTTCTGAATGAGCTTCCAAATCTAGAGAAGCAGTTTAATACTAAAATGGCTGACAGATATCTATACAAGCGCACCCAGACCACGGATGATGGTTTCGAAATTGAGATGCATCTCCCCGGTGTGGGCAAGGACAACATTCACGTCACGATTTCGTCAGATGATCACGAGGTGACGGTGGCTTACGGAGAGAACCGAAGTGCCTCATTCGATTTGCCCAGTTACGTGGATGTATCGGATGAGGGTTACAAGGCGAGTTACATCGATGGTGTTCTTCGATTGTTCTTCAAGATGCGAACGTCCGACAAGAAGCGTCGCGAGATCAAGCTTGATTAAACAAATATAGTACCACCAAGTCCGCCCTGGCAGCGGAAGACATTAAAGTTTACCGCGTAGAGTCTTGCTTTACGCGATACGCTATTATTTACCAGAATTAGTTCAAAAATCTGGCTTGAAATGCGACTCATGTTTACGGTTCCAGAGGGAAATGAACCCGTGTCACTTCCTACATTAAATATATTCACCTTGTAACTTGGCGTTTGAACGTAGTACTCATAAGGTTGAATGGCTCTCATGGTCATTTGATCTAGATCGAAATAGACTTGGCCGTTCAAGAACAACCGCCATCGTGTAACCTGGTCATTGGAATAACTCGAGTAGTTTGCGGGATTAACCGCCGAACTGTAATCAAAAACACCTTTGGTTCCAGAATCATTCTGTACGACCAGAATGAACTCTTGGATGGGATTTTCGAATGGTGTTTTAAAACGGATTTGATTGAGATCGCCCAAAGTGACTCTGGCGAGTTGTGTTTGTTTTATAATATAATCCAGTTGTTTGCCAAGGAAGAACTGTCTGTGTTCTTCGTTTAAATATATAGCCTGTATGTCCAATACGACATTTGGGATTGCAGCTATTCCAATTTCGGCTTGTGTTCTCAGTGTTAGATTTACCTCTATAGTGTGTCTATTAAGTGCAAGAAGGGGGAATGCGTTTTCGTAACCTTTTCCAAAAAAAGGAATCTCTACTAGAAATTGATTACTAATAGTAGTTGTACCATAACTTGTTGGCGTCACCGTACGTTTAAGAATAGAGTCATTGCTATTTCGTGTTCGCTGTGTGTCCGTAAGGTCCGATATTACAGCCATGTATTCACCCGTCAAACTCACAATAGTCTGTCCACCAACTAACAGGTCGGCTCTTTCTACAAAAACATGCCCCGCATCCTGTGGAACTGTTTGTGATTCTAGGAATGTGAAGTTTAGAACGAAACTGGTGATGATATCACATGTATCATTATCTATAGTACATCGTGATGTTCCTCCAAAACGAATATCCGAGTCAAATGCCAGGCGTAGGTTCTCGGTCGTGTACCCGGATCGCTTTGTAAAAACTTTTTGATAGAAACTTTTTTGTGGATCTCCGGTTAGAAAAGTATCTTGGTATCCTGTGACGGCAAGCCGCATTCTAATATGATGTGTTAAAAAAAGATTTCAAAAAATACGTGTAGACTAGTAGATATGAATGTTCAGCTCAAAAAATTCAATCCCGCTTCAATGGGTGACGACAAAGTCTGTGTGTTCATTGGAAAGCGCGGGACAGGAAAATCGACGTTGGTGACAGATATCCTATATCACAAAAAGCATCTCCCAGCAGGCGTAGTTATGTCTGCGACCGAAGAGGGCAATCACTGGTATCAGCAGTTCATTCCGGACCTGTTCATCTATGGGGAATATGACAAGGACATTATCGAGAGGGTGATTGACAGGCAGCGAAAGATGGTGAACCTCAAGCCTCCGCCGGGAAAGACGGAGCTGACTTCGCGGGACATTGGTGCATTCATCCTCATGGACGACTGTATGTACGACCGCAAGTTCCTCAAGGACGCGTGCATCCGCCAGTGTTTCATGAACGGACGCCACTGGAAGATATTTTTCATGCTGACAATGCAGTACTGTATGGACCTGAGTCCCGACCTCCGCGCCAACGTGGACTACGTATTCATCGCCCGCGAGAACGTCATCCAGAATCGCGAAAAGTTGTACAAGTCCTTCTTTGGAATCTTTCCCAACTTTGACATGTTCAATCAGGTGATGACTGCGTGTACGGAGAATTACGAAGTTCTGGTTCTGGACAACACCAGCAAGTCCAATCGGATTGAGGACTGTGTCTTCTGGTACAAGGCCAAGATCCACACGAACTTTAGGGTCGGCTCATCTCAGTTTTGGAATCTCCACCAGAAGACATACAAAAAGGCCGGAGGAGCCACCAAGCCCGGTCAGGATCCCAATGAAGTCAAACGAACTAGGAACGCCCAAACCCTACAAGTGAAGAAGTTGAAATAATTATTCAGGAAGAAAAACAATACCCGATTAGGTAATTACAAAAATGGAGCAGAAAGCAATTGCTCTCGCCACCAGCGCACTCATCTCCTCTGGTCTGGTGAGCGACACCAAGGCCAACACTCTCGCGGTCCATCTTTCCAAGGGAGCCAAGAACTGGAGCATCAAAGAACTGACATCACAATATACAGAACGCAACCAAAAAGAGATTCAAAAATGTACCTCGAAATTGTGGACGGACTATCTTGCCAAGTGCAACTACCGTTTCGCCCACACGGACAACGGTCTATCCAAGGTCAAGACACCCCTGGTGCTCAAACAGGAACGTCTTCTCGACATCAAGAATCAGATGGTCGGCGAGACATTTGTGCCTCCGATCAAAAAAGTATCCAAACGCCTACTCGATCAGGCTAGACTGAAGAGATTTCACGAGGATGTCAAGAGGGACATAGACAACATTGAAAATGAGATGAAAGGAATCTCGCGCATCACCAAAAGACTCGAAGTCTATTTTATTCCCAGGCTTGCATACAATCCAAAAATTTTTATTGGCACGAAGGACGAGTATCTCCCTCTTCCCAACGTATCCAAGAAGAAGCGCATTCTCAAACGCCTTCTCCATATTTTGAACAAGCGCCATACAACAAAGCTGGAAAAGATCAAAGAACGACTGACAGAGGTTCGCAAGAGCGTCTTCGGACAACTCGTGCAGATCCAGCGGGACATCTTCATCAACTCACCAGAGTGTTGGAAAAGAACGGAACGAACATCGTTTCTGGTGAAGAAACACGTCAACGAAGAACTCAAGGTGGAACACGCCAAACTCTCCGAGCACATGTCTTCAAACTTGGGAGACTATATGATCGAAACACCAAAGCCATTCAAGAACATTACCATCATTCCAAGTGAAGACGAAAGGCGAGCCAATTGGAAAAATCCT